CTGTCACTGCTCTAGTAGGAAACGATCTTCCAAACGGTCCCGGTACGTACAAACTTACTTTTGATTATAAATGGCTGTTTAAAACTGATGCCATTGGCGCTCACGACGGAAAAACTGTTCTAGGAGGTGAAGACGGGGCTGGAATGATAGGTATTGGCGGTTCCGGTGCAATGTGGAGAACATATGAAGAATCCATAGAACCGACTGCAGCGTCGGCGCTTCGAATTTATGTTAATGTATCAGGCGGTACTGGTACCGAGGCAGAAGGGTTAAATGATGAAATATTGATAGACAACGTTCAGCTAGTCAGGACCGATACTGCACCGGCTACTACAGTCACGGTTATTGCTGGTAAGGGTGCTACCGCTATTGGTACCGGAGTCAATAATAACGCACCCTTTATTGCTGAAATCGTATCAAAAGATGCCAATAATAACATTAAATACACATCTGTTTCTGCTCAAGCTGACTATCCTTCTTCGGGTGGTGTAGTATCAATTGACAGTACATCCGTCCAAACTACACTAAATAACATCGCAAACGATACTATTTTAGCATCGGCCGTCGTTTCAGCAGGTGACACTTCGGTTGCGACTGGTGGAACAAACACTGGTACTACTGCGAGTTCGGGACCTGGGGACGCTGGTGGATATGACTATTTTATTGTTGGAAATCCGTTTCATGTTGAATTAACTCGATCGGAGTATATAGGTCTTGCAGAAGAGAATATTACATGGGAAGACACTACTGCTCTCAATGCCTATACAACACCAGCTCATATAGCTTCATCTGGTATTGTTGTTTTAAATAAAGCTAAATTATCTATTAATAATAGCTTTGAGGGTCATTACGTAGGGCTAACAGATAACAGTAACTTATCTCCTGCCTCGGATTATGATACTATTAAGACTATTCGCACCATAACAAGTGTTGGTCATAAGAACGCTAGTGAGTATGCAACAGTACCAACATCTAGATATTCTTTTCCATTAAGTTCAGTATCTACAAGTGATAAAGATAGTACTAGTAGGACTTTAGAAAATGTATCTAAATTTGATCTTGACGGTGGTCAATTTATCGATACTATTTCATTAGGTCTATTTAAAGTCAGAATTACGCCATTTGCTAATACTGATTTAGAATTAACTAATTTCCTCGCAGAAGGATATGCTGGATCACTTAATTCATATAGAAAAATTCAAAACGAGAACGGCGGAGAAAGAAATTCATTTTTCCTTGAAGATCTTGATAATAAGTCTCCTAATATTAAAATTTTAATTAATCCAAAAATCTCTAAAGACTTAGGAGACTGGACATCAACAGATGGAGATGCTCCGACAAAATTTGTAAGGGCAACGGGTACAAATACAAATGCAGCTATAGCTGCTAAAGTTATTCCTGATGCGTCTGTAGCGGCGGCGACCATGTATTCCCAAACAGCTGGATTATATTCAATTGGTGTATATGCAGACGTCAACACTAATTCTGATTCGAAGAACATCGGTAGTGTACCTGATAAGTTAGATCGTGTATTTAATATTGCTTCTAATGTAGATTTATTTGATATCGACGTATCTGTTGAAGCTGGATTAGGAACAGTGTGGGCAGTTGGTAAGAATCAAACTCTTAGTGCATATGATGATACAAAATACGTTGATGTTGACGGGAGTGGTACTGGTTTTTATCAAACTAGCGATAACATGACAGGCGCTGCTCAAATAGCAATTAGAGACAATTACAGAACTATTTTTAATAAGTTTGAATCATTTGCCGCACAAACAAGAAAAGATCATATCTTTATTGCTGATGTCTTAAGACCATTAGTAGTGCAAGGCAATAACGGCAAAGTATTAGACGATAACGATAAAAACTTTAGTAAGCATGTATATTGGCCTTTAAGACATCAATTTGGTGTTGCTAATAGTAACTATGCTACAGCTTATGGAACTTGGGCGAAAGTCGGCGACGGTGCCAGCGGTAAACAAGTATGGATTCCGTTCTCTGGAGTTGCTGCGAAAATATACGCACGAAACGATGCTTCATATGCACCTTGGTATGCACCTGCAGGATTTAATCGTGGTGTTGTTACTGGTGTAAATGATATTGCAGTAAGCCCGACACAACGTCAAAGAGATCAATTATATAGGATTGCGATTAATCCTGTTACACAATTCCCAGGTGAAGGGATTGTTATATTTGGTCAAAAGACTTTACAACGTAAACCTACGGCATTTGATAGAATTAACGTTCGTAGATTGTTCCTCGATTTAGAGAAAAGAACAAGAGAGACATTGAAATTCTTCATCTTTGAACCTAATACGTTCTTAACAAGAACCAAAGTTGTTAATACACTAACACCAATGTTCGAAAACTGTAAACAAACAGAAGGGGTATATGACTACCTTATTGTTTGTGATGACCGAAATAACCCTAATAGTGTTATCGAACAGAATGAGCTAAGAGTAGATATCTATTTGAAGCCAGTTCGCGCTGCAGAGTTTATATTGGTTAACTTTTACGCGGTGAACAACGATGTTAATTTCCAGGAGATAGTTGGACAATAAATTAAAGTAAACACTAAATAATTATAACATCATGGCTGATATTAAACAAACAATTCAAGATTTTTATAAGGTAGCTCAAACGAGAGACTTTGCACGTGACTTTCAATTCCGCGTATTAGACGTCGCCAATAAAGGCACCCCGGTTTTTACTGAAGATGACTTAGTATATGCTACGACTGCCACTTTACCTGGTAAAACTATTGCGACAAAGGATGTTCCTTATAACGGGTTTACATTTAGAATTCCCGGTACAGTTTCATATAATGCCAGCGATGCATTTACAATTGATTTTTATTGCGATGCGACGACTAACTCTCGCATTGCAATGGAAAATTGGATAACTGAAACTTATAATGATGAAACCACAACTGGTGATGGTATACTTCATAATAATAGTACAATAACATTAGTTCAATTAAATACTAAATTTGAACCAATGCGTACATATAAACTTCATGGAGTATTTCCAACAGACTGTGGTGATATTAGTTATTCAATGTCTGGTGATGGGGAAGTTGCTACAGTAACTATTACTATGGCATATCAATTCTTTAGGAGAGATCCTGCCATACGTGGTACTGTTAATGCTATTGGTAAATTAGCTGGGGCCGTATTAGGTTAATTGCCTTAAATATTTACATGGCAATTCTAGAGCCTTCTGGAGCATTTAATCTTAGACAAAAGTTCTATGAACTATTAACTGACTTCGCGACGTTCCCTGCCGCGCAAAATTTCTTTCTAGTTAATATTAAACATGTACCCGGAGCTATAACAGAACAAAAGGTACGTGAATTAGGAGTACGAACTAATTCAAACGTGAACCCATTTGGATTAGATCTAGCAAAAAATACAATTTTTAAAAAATACTTTGATGGTTATATGTTTTTAGCCACTGGTGTTGATCTTACTACAGAAACGACAAGTGTAAATAATAGAGGTAAGTTAATTAATGGATTATTACCAGTTGGTCCATTTATGGAAAGCAGGGAGTATCCTGATAATAATTTAGATATACAATTCTCTGAAACTAATATAAGTATTATAGATACCTTATTTAGATCATGGATTCAATTATACAGTGTATACGGTAATATAGACGTACCATTATCAACTGACGTTACAATATATTTTATAGCAAAACAAAAATCTAATCTTAGAGATAGTCCAATTTCAACTCAACCTATAGGTCCTGGTAATTCTACTATGGAAGCTGCTGCTGAAGCTGATGCCTCACAAGCTGGTCTCTCAAATAACATAAGCCCAGTAGTTACAAAAATTTATACATATAAAGATTGTATTCCATATGTAATAAAATCAGCAAATGTCGGACAATATGATGGAGATGTACAATTAGGATCCGTAGCTGTTGGTTGGCGGTTTTCTAAATATGATGTTCGTATACCAGTGTATAGTAATCCTAGTGCAGCTAGCCCAGAAAATAGACCGGAATTTGACGATGGGTCTGACATGATTGGCGGTGTGGAATTTAATGCAGTTATGGAAGGTAATATTGGAGAGGGTTCTGGACGGGAGGAAACAGACAGAACAGATAAAATAATCAGAACAGATGAATATAAAGATAAAATGGTTAAAGACTTTATTGGTTATGATTCTTTAAAGAAAAGAGCTGATCTTTTACAGCAAAGAGTAGAACAAAGGAAATTTACAGAACTAGGAATAGAAGAAGAAAAACAACTAGCAGAAAGAGACAACTTCGGCAACCAATGGGCCGGTGGAGTACAGGATGAATTATTCGACGAACAGATGAATAAAGTACAACAACCATTTGAAACAGGGTTACAGCCTGTCCGAGAGTTTTCAAATAAACCACCGCGAGTAACGTCAGATGAATTTAATGTCTCAATACGCGAGCATCATGCCATGATCGACCGTAACATCAAAGAATTCGGCAAGGAATGGGCCGTACCTGGAACAGAGGCTTATAAAAAACATCAGTATAAATATGGCGATCAGCACAAGTTCATCCCGCCGCCGCCGAAGCCTAAGCCGTAAGTATGATAAGTTATAACGACGTTTTAGAAATTTCTAAATTCTATAAATATAAACAATATGATAAAGTATTATCACTTACTACTAAAAAAATACCTAGTAATAATGTTATAGATTTTTTTCAAAAATGTATATCTGAACGATTTGTAGAAGAAAGTGATTGTATAAAATTACAAATAGATAAAAAAGAATTACTAGTTTATAAAAAAGACTTTCTTAAAGATCTACCTCCCTATGAAGAAACTATTTATCCTATAGATGGCTACCATATTACCATAGGATACCCCAATGTAGATTTAATATTACCTGCATCTTGTATTAAAAAAATCCAACATGAAAATACAATATTAGATATTAATACGGCTGACTATAATAATATACCTTTATCCTTAGTTAAAAAGTGTATGCCACATATAAAGAGATTTATAAAACAACTAAACACAACATACATATATCACGTAACCACTAAATACAATAGTAGATTTACATACAATAAAGATATAATTATTCATATAATATACCTGTGTTTTGTTCAAAATTATACTACATTATTAGAACAACAATTACTGCTTATGAAACAATTTAATTTTACATATCAAGATTTTAATTTTATTACACCTAGTATGATAGCAGATTATTTAAAATTAATTCAAAAATCATTGAATAAACATGAACAACCTTCTCACTAAATTTAAAGATATATATACAGCAACCGTTAAGATTCCGGATGGAGATGAAATTACAATTAATAAGTTAAATGTTGATTTTCAATCTTCTTTACAAACAGAGATAGAGGATAGTAATAATGACTATACGGCTGTTTTGAAATATATTTTATATGTTAATCGTCATATATGTTCATTACACAGAGATTATAATTTTACATATAAAGATAAACTATTTCTTATTGATTACTGGATATCTGATATTAGCTCTATTGAGCCAGAAAAACTAAATTTACATTTAATTGATGAATTGAAAGACTCTCAACTTGAATTACAACTTGATAAATCCCCAGTATTAATCAACTTCATTCAACCTAATATATTACAAGAAAATAAAATTTTAGAATTTTTATTAGATCAAAAAGAGGATGAAAGCGGCCGAATGCATGTTATATTTTTTGATGTTTTTCGGTTTATACATTCTATGAAAATAGGAGAACAACTATTTTTAATTGAAAATTTATCTATATCAGAATTCTTTGAATTATTTAAACTTCTTAGTGTAAGTCATTTGCGACAAATATCTGAAAAACTAACAACTATGCTACAAGATGTAGGCTCAGTGCGAGAGTTAGAAGCAGATATAACTGCTTTTTATTGATTTCTCAATTAAATAATTACATCAATATATGGAAGTTGATGTAACATTATTAAACGCTCTTAATGACGTTGTAGAGAATAATAAAGAGATAACTGAATCTTTTAAGGAAGTTACATCTGCTCTTACCGAGAAAATAGATAAAATAGCTACTGGTATACCATCCTCTAAAACAATTACGAGTCTCGATACTAAAATCGGAGAACTTAATACTAAAACATCTGTCACTGACGGTTTTCTTAAGAAAATGGATACTAAGTTAGGTGATATGTCAGAGTTAATGGCTGCCACAAATAAACTAACTAAGACTCAAAATAAACTCTTACAAACTCTAGACCCTGGGTCAAGACGGCTTAAAGGTGATACTTATGATTCACCTGTAACAAGAGATCGTAAATTTGATAGGCAACGAGAAAAATTAATTAGAAGGATGGGTGGTAGTGCATTTGTACGAAACCCAATTAAAACAGCGTTAGGAGCCTCAATGCTTCTCGGACCTGCCCGGGCAATATGGAATCATAAAATGCTATTTGGTGCGTTAGCTGCCGCCGGTTTGATAGATCCAAATTACTGGAAATCCGGTAGTAACATG